AAAAAGCCAGATAACGTACGGTTTCCGTAGCGCTCTACTTCTTGTTCATAAATTTCCGGTAAATACTGTTGTGCGAAAGTATCTGTATCGCCAGCAGCAGCGCCGTCGTTAAACTTTAGCCAGTTGCTATCGTTTAATTGTTGTTTTTGACTTGGTTTTATAGAACCAAATTGATTATTTAATGCCATAATTTTTTAATTTTTTAGTTAAATTTTTTTGTTTTTACTTTTAATTTTGTAGAATCAGCACCGCTAATAGCTCTAACTTTAAAACCATTTACAAAAACATCGCCATTACTAGACTGCCTTGCTTTTGCGTCGCTTAAATTTCTAGAGCCATCAACCACATTTTTAACTGCATCAGCTTTGCCTTGCTCGTAAAAATGCGCTGCTATTTTATCTACGTTTTCAGCAGCATATATTGCTTTATGATAACCTTTATAGTCACTAACAGAACCGTTTTTATCTAGGAACTTCCCGATTAAGTTGTTAATGTCTGATTGTTTATCAGCAACACCGTCAGCGTTTTGTAATTTATACCTATATTTCTTTTCACCAACACTAATATCGAAACCTTCGAAATCTTCAGTAAAAAGTTTTTTAGTATTGTTTTTAAACTCTTCATGCTGTTGCTTAGTAGCTTCTTGCTGCTTATTATATCGATTGAAAAAGTCCATAGCTTTTTGAGTGTCAGGATTTACGTTTGATTTCAACTTGATATCAGCGTAATATTTTTCTTTAGTTTGCTCTAAAAAGTTTTTGGCTTTTGCAACTTCTTCTTTAAATGCAAGTTTTTTCTTGCGTATATCTCTATCTTCGTCTAAATCTTCATCATATTCAAAATCTTCTAACAACAAATCAATATCTGAATTATCAAGATATGGTTTTTCTTTTCTATAATACTCTTTTAACAATGTGTTATCGTCTACGCTAGAGTAATCAGCGTTAAGTCTTACGTAATCTTCTACAGATCCACCAGTGTCTTCCATGAAGTTAACTAGTTTTTCTATGTTTTCAGGTAATTGCTTACCTATTACTTTTTCATCTCTTATAGCTTCCTTAAGCTCTTGCTTAATCTCTGAAGCTTCTTCAATTATTTCTATTGCTTCTTCGGCGGTCCGTACTTCTTCAACCACTGCTTCGCTGTTGCCACTGTCTTTGGGTTTTTCGACAACAACATTGCTATCATTTGCCTCTTGTGCTTGAACGGCATTTTTTTCTTCTTTTTTTGGTATTACTACTTTTTTAACCTCAGGCTCTAATTCTACTAGAGGCTCTTTTGGGTTTACATTTACTTTAGTAACCGTTTCTTTGGTTTCTATTAGTTTTTTTGGTGTTTTCTTTTTTAATTTAAAATCACCTTCCTGCTTAACAGATTCATTTGTTTTTACTTCTGACATAATATAATATAATTAAATAATTAAAAAAAATTAAACGAAAGGATCTATATCTTCAGTCGGAACCTCTCCTTGTAATTCAAAATTCATTGAAGGACCGTCGTTTTGTCTTTGAGTAATCATTTTACTCTGTTGAGTACCTTCCATTTTTATTCTTTTGTCTTTACGATCTTCTTTAAAAGTTTCTTTTTGACTAACAACCTGCATTTCCATTTGCTTCAGCTGCATATCATATTGAAACTGTCTTTCCATTTCTTGCTGCTTTATAAACGAGGCTTGTTCCATTTTTTTAATGTCCATAGCTGTTTTAGCTTGTTCTAGCTGAACTTTAGAGCCAGATATAGCTTCTTGTTTTTGAACTTCTGCCATAGCTGTTCTTTCAGCTGTTTGAGCTTGTGCATCTGCTTGAGCAGCAATATTAGCTTGTTGATTAGCTTGATCTCTTTCCATTTTAACCTTACGCTTAATTTTAAGCATTTGATTAGCTAGTTTAAGGTTTTTAATTTGACGTATATCAATAGCGTCTTCAAGATCAATACCACCTGATTGTAAAGCGACTTGTATGTTTTGCTCTAATTGAGCTTTTTCTTCTTCGTCTGGTTCTAACTCTAAGAAAATACCAAAATCATGTAAATTTAAATCTACAATCTCGTCTAATGACTTTATATTGTAATTAGATATAGAGTTCTGCAACGATGCTCTTGTTAACGGAAATCTTAAAGCATCAGCTATTTTAAGAGAAACGTTTTCTGCTAGTTTAAGAGTTAAATACAAGCTAGACTGAACAATATGTCTAGTAGCTACATTAGATGCGTTAGCGGCTAGTTTTTGCAATCCTACAAGAGTAGATTTATCAGGAGTACTACCATCTCTAGCTTCATTAAGCCCGGTTACGTCACGTATCATCTGTAAGTAATATTGATACGTTTGTATTAAACTTTGTATTTTACCGTAACCATTAGAGCTGCTAAGTTCTTGAATAGGTACTTTACCAGCATTCATTTCACCATCTTGTGTTAATGATCTACCAACAATAGAACCAGTTTGAAAATACATATTTAATGCTTCAGCTGGATTATAGTTTGTACCATTACCAAGATCAACTTCAGCTAAACCGTCCATGTCAAGGTATACACCATCTGGAACCATTCTTGAAAGCACTTGTTGTAGCTTTAAGTGTGTTATTTGTATCATATCAGCAAAACCAATACATTTACTAACGACTGACTCTATCCTACCTTTGTACATTCTAGGCGCACAGATAGCATAATTCATAGCTACTTTAGTCGTGTCAGCGTAAGGTCTTGACATGTTTTCTGCCAACTCCCACTTCAAAAGCGTGTCTGTACCTAAAACAACTGCTCCACTATATAGTACTTCTATAGTCCTTGACACTCTTTCAAACATATCACTTTCTGGTGGATTAAATGTGTCAGGCTTTTCAATTGCCTTCATTAGTCCTTGATCTGTTTGTTTTATTTTAAAAACTTGATTGTGATAGGTTTTATAATCAAAGTACATAACTTGTACAGTGTTTTCATCGTAATCACCCCATCCAGTTATATATGATTTATTACCTGGCATATTTTGAATACGCTCAAGTTCTTTTTGAGATATATTTGGAAATTCTTTTTTTAACTCTGCAATTGTTATAGCCTTTACTTCTCCTACGTAATATATATCTTCAAAATTAGGATCTTCTGTGTATGAATAAACCATATAAGAAGGGTCAACATAATCAACTTTAATCCCCTCTGATATATTAAAACTAGTTTTAGCAGCAGCAATACCTAATACAGTTAAATCCATATTAAGTCTGCGTCTAACTAAATCATATTTGTTTTGTGCAAAAACAGTAGATATACTTTCTTCTTCTGCTATTTCTATAGATTGCTTGTAACTTAATTGCATCTTAAGTTCTAGCTCTTCTTTGGATTCTGGAACGCTGCCAGGGTCTGATGATTGATGAAGATTTATACCTAACACCTCGTTAACGCTTTGTATGTAGTCTTTAGCTACCATATCTTCATATAGCTTAGCAGCGTAATCAGTTCTTTTCTTTACTGACTGAGGATCTTGAGCATATGCTTTTATGTCATAACTTTTCTTAGATATACCATTAACTACAATATCTACAAATTTAGATAAAATAGGTACTGGTTTCCAGTCTAAATTAAGATAGGACAAGTCACCGTTTATAGATAACTCATCTTTATATTTTTGTATTGATTGCTCACCTCGAGCGTAAAGTCTTAAATTATGAAAGTTATTCCAGTTAGTTAAATATCTATTACCGTTAGTTCTACCTTGTCTAAACCACTCATACTCTATAGCTTGAGCAACTTGCTTTCCATATTCAAATGTGTCTTTTTCTTCGTTACTTACAACTTGACTAGGAAAAGAGCTATTATTATTAGTATAAACGTTCATTTAACTTATTATTTTTGATGTATAACCTCTGTTATCGTATCTTTTGATACCTATATCAACCGGTTCTGTTTTTCTTCTATTTACTGGTGTATACCTATGTTTATTACAAGCCATTAAAGCTAGTCCTGAGCTAATAGACGCATCGTGAGAAGTTCTATTGTTTATATTAAATTTAGCCCAGTCTTCTAATGTTCTTTGAAAATACATATCACCATAACCTGTTTCTTTTAAACCTACAAATGTTTCTATGTAAGATTCAATAGCCGCAGCATGCGCTTGTTTTATATCTTCGCTTGAGTTAGGTATACCACCTATCTCTCTTTCTGTTACAGATAATTTGTTTCTACTTCTATCTGGCCTATTCATTGCAAAACCTCTATAACCTCTTTTTTTGAAATAATATAAAAGTCTTGGTTTGTTATTTTCAGCTAATATTGGCATGCCATAAAAAGCACAAGCCATTAAAACATCTTCAAAAAATATTTCAGCTGTTTGTGGCCTTGATATGTATTCTAA